CCATGCAGAGGGCATATACCGGGTAAGCCGGGTGCTGCATTGCGATATTGCAGCTCTCGGCGGGAAGCAGCCGGAGCAGGGCTGCAAGCTGGGCATTGACGAAGACGGATTTGTCCGCAGCTACTATGTGGCATCCTCTGTCTGCGAAATGGGGATGCTGCGGGTAGAACTGGAGGCGATTGACGAATGAGCGATGTGACAACGGACACCATGATGCACAGCGTGACAGCTGGCATCGCTGTTGACATTGCAGAGGAGGGGTTTGACCGCGTGTCAGCCATCCTTTCCGGAATCCCCGGAGGTGCCAATCGTGCTGTAGGATCTGCGCTGGCTCGCGCCGCTGCCGCCGGAAAAACGGTGGCGAAGCGGGCAGTCACGCAGGAGTATGCCATCAGCAGCAGCGAATTTTCCAACCGCACAAAGAATATCAACAACATCCAGCGGGGCAGCAATGGTGAGGTTTCCATCAACTTCGGCTACCGTGGCAGCGTTATCCCCCTTAGAGTTTTCGACACCAAGGTGGACCGCAGCGGCCGCGTGGTAACTCGCGTGAAGAAATCCGGCGCAAGACAGGCACTGGACCACGCTTTTGAGGCGAAGATGGGCTCTCACTATGGCATCTATGAGAGGCAGGGAGAAAAACGGTTCCCAGTCAAGGAATTGTTTGGTCCTGCCACCCCGCAGATGATGTACTCCAACGAGAATGTTATGGACTCCATCGAGGCGAAAATGGCCTCTACCTACGAGGAACGCATTGAGCACGAGATTACACGAGTTTTGAATGGATGGGGTGTGTGATATGACCAGTGTGGCTTTGCTTGAACAGCTGAAAGCATTCACCGAGAAAATCATGTCCGACATGATTCTTCCGGTGGCTATGCAGCAAGGCGATACCGAACAGGCCTACCGTGCCCCGGAAGTTTACCTGATGCGGTTGCCTGACAGCAGGGCTGCCAAGAAAAAGGCTCCCTACATCATCCACCGGGTCATTCCGCTGGCAACGGAGCAGCAGCCTGGCAACGAGGAGCGCACGGTCGTGTCTGTGCGATCTATTTTCTGCTGCTACAACCCGGACGAACAGGAGGGTGACCTTGCGCTCCTGAACATGATGGAGCGTTTCCGGGTGGAGCTGCTGAAAGTCCGCAAGGTGGGCGGTGTCGGAGCTGATGGAAAGCCCCGGTATCAGTTTACTCTCGACATTTCCCCCGACCACAAGTTGGAAAGCATTCCTTATGACGAGGAATCGAAGCCCTACTATGCCGGAGAAATGATCACCTACTGGAAGCTGCCGACCGTGCAGCAAACGGAGGACATTGAATTATGGCGGTGAAAAAGACCGCGGCGGAACAGAACGCCGAAAACGCCGTGAGCGCCGAGCCTGCACAGAGCAAGCCCGGCGTTTCTATTTACGTCGGCCCGTCCATTCTGGGCTACATCCAGAAAAACACGATTTACCCCTGCGCTGCTGCGGAGGCCGTAGAGCGTGATGATGTGAAGATTGCCACCGAGAAATATCCCGGTGTGGCCGACTTCATCATCAATGTGGACGAGCTGCACACCACGCCTGAAAAGGCAAAAGCACGCGGCGAGGCCATCCTTGCATTTGCAAGGATGCTCGCCAAATCCAAGTAAGGAGGAATACATACTATGGCAGATCATGGTATCAATGTCAGCCGCGCCGATACCGCCGTGGCGACACCGAACACCGCAACCTGCGGCATCCCCTTTGTCATCGGCACCGCACCGCTGTCCAAAGCGACCGGTACCGCTGCGACCGCTGGCCTCCCGGTGCTCTGCACCAGCTATGATGAGGCAAAGGAGCATCTGGGCTATGACGACGACTGGGCCAAGTACACCGTCTGTGAGGTGATGTATTATCACTTCAAGCTGTGCGCCTGCCAGCCGGTCATTTTCCTGCCCGTTGGCGAGACCGCCGAGGCTTCCGATGTGGCTGCCGCCGTTGAGCAGGTTGAGCTGTGCCTGACTATGTTCGGCATCGTGCCCGACCTGATTATGGCTCCCGGCTTTTCCAATGATGCCACTGTTGCGGCTGTTCTGGACGCAAAGGCTGGCTCCATCAACGGCATGTTTACCGGCAAGGCTCTGGTGGACATTTCCGCAAAGACCTATACCGCTGCGGTTCAGGCGAAAAACAGCGGCACCTATACCGAAAAGACCATCCTGTGCTGGCCCAACGGCACCCTCGGTGATCTGCGTTTCCACGGCTCCACCGTCGAGGCGGGCTGCCTTGCAGAAACCGATACCGGCAACGAGGGCATTCCCTATGAAAG